GACGCGTGGTTCTACTGCCACAGCGAAGGGAACCCGCGCCCCGGCGCCGGCGGGACCAACCTGTACGAGCTCGCCGAACGAAGAGGGCTCCCGTCCGACCGGATCCGTATCCCCGCCGACAAGGCGTGGCACCTCGGGATCCCCGCCGAGTTCCTCGCATCGACCGTCTACCCGGCCATGGATGTGCTGCTGCTCCCGTCGATGGGGGAAGGGTTCGGGATCCCGCTGGTCGAGGCGCAAGCGTGCGGTGTCCCGGTGATCGCCTCGGATCATTCCGCGATGACCGAGCTCGCCCGGAACGGCTGGCTCGTCGGCGGCGACCCGTGGGACGACAGGCTGATGAAAGCCGACTTCATCCTCCCGCCGGTCGGCGCGATCACCGAGGCGCTCGAGCACGCCCATGAGGCCCGCGACGACCAGGTGCTACGCGCGGCCGCCACCGAGTTCGCCCAGGGGTACGACGTCGACCGGGTCGTCGACAGGTACTGGCGGCCGGCGCTCGCCGAGCTCGAGCTGACCGGCGGCCCCGTGCCGCTGAACCGCGCGCAGCGCCGCGCCGCCAGAAGGAAGGAACCGGTCGCGTGAACCGTGCGCTCGTCACGTTCGCGGTCACCGGGTTCGAGCCATTGCTAGAGATCGCACGGCCCGGCCTCGCCGAGTACGCCGACCTGCACGGCTACACACTTGTCACCGACCCGCCCGCACTGGAGCGGCCCCCGTCGTGGCACAAGATCACCTGCCTGCTCGCCGCCCTCGACGAGTACGAGGAAGCATTGTGGGTCGACTGCGACGTCGTTGTTCTCGACCCCGAGCTCGACCTCGCCGACGAGGTCCCCCCGGGGGCGTGGCAGGCGATCACCGTCCACCACACCCCCGAAGGCGAGGTCCCGTCCGCCGGGGTCTGGTACGTCCGCCAGCCGCTGCAGCCGGTGCTGGAGGCGATCTGGCGGCACGACGAGTACCTCCACCACCGCTGGTGGGAACAAGCCGCCCTCCAACATTTGCTCGGGTACACCCCGAACCTTGTTCCGGTCCGGCTCGACCGTCCGACCGAGGTGTACTACCGCACCCACTGGCTCGGGCTCGAGTGGAACGCATTGGGGTTCCCCGGCCGCGACCCCGACCCCCCGGACGCCCGGTTCGTTCACGCGGCGCCGGGAGCGTCGATCCAGACACGGGCGCAACTGATGCACGACCTCACCAAGCAACCCGTCACGAAAGGGGCATGAAAATGGGCAAGTTTTTGCTCAACGAAGTCAAAGTCATGGTGAACAACAAGGACCTCTCAGACCACGCGTTCAACGTCGACACCCCCGAGGTGAAAAGTCAAGTAGACGTAAGTGGCTTCACGCCGACGCACACCAGCGAGTTCCTCCCCGGGCTCGCCGACCAGACGATCACCGTCCAGTTCCGCTCCGACTTCGCCGCCAACAGCGTCCACGCCACTTTGCAGCCGCTGTACTCGTCCGGGTCGGCGTTCCCGATGTACGTCTCCCCGACCTCGGGGACACCGACAGCGACGAACCCGGTGTTCGGCGGCTCCGCGACGATGTACGACTACAACGGATTGGCGGGCGCGTTGGGCGCGGACGCCCAGATGACGGTCACGTTCAAGCCGGCACCAGGGTCGCTGTTCTCCTGGGGCACCGTCCCGCCGAGCTGAGCCGGCGATGCCGATCGTTCTCCGGGGGCAGCACGAGCTGCTGGCCTCACTCACACACGCCGACCGTGCGCTGCGGCTCGGCGTCCGGCGCGGACTCCGCCAGGCCGCGGAACCGGTGCAACGGGGCGCGGAGCAGCTCGCCCTGACGGGGATCGGGAACATGGCCCGCTCGCCGAAATGGTCGCGGATGCGGGTCGGCGTCACCCGCAACGTCGTCTACGTCGCACCGAGACAACGGAGTACCCGTGGCCGCCGTCCGAGCAGCCGCCCGAACCTCGCCGACCTGCTGATGGACCGCGCGATGCAACCAGCGCTCGAGCAGCACATCGACGAGGTCGAAGCCCGCCTCGAGGAGCTCCTCGACCGGATCTCGGACGAGTTCAACCACGGAGCTGTCTGATGCCGCAGATCACGTTCAACGGGAAACCGTACGAGCTCGTCACGCTCGACGACGTCACGATCGACGAGGCGATCATCGTCTGGGACTACGCGCACGTCAGCCTCGACCAGATTCCCGACCTCGAAGGGATGCACCCCGGTGTCGTCAAAGCCCTGATCCATATCGCGGTCGCACGCGGCGAGCCGGGCGAGTCGGCCAGGACGATCCGGGACGAGGTCGGGCGATTGAGGATGACCGAGCTGCAGGACGTGTTCCAGGACATCAGCGAAGAGGTGGAGGAGCTCCCTCCTCCCAGCGCCGCCGAGCCGACCTCAACGAGCGCCGGTTCTGGCGGGACTTCCGAGCCCACTTCGGCGCCGGCCTCGGCACCCAGCGCGGGGAACGGTTCTGGCAGCCCTGGCTCGGCCACTGGTGCCATCTCCGCCCCCAGGATCTCGGTCGGATGACCCCCCGGCAGCTCGAGGCCTGCCATGACTGGGTGAAAGCGCAGGGCAGCTAGGTTGGCCCGCAAGCTTGTCGTCGAGCTGATCGCGGACCCAAGGGGCTACACCGCCGGGCTGCAGACCGCGGCGAAGCAGACGAAGCTGTTCGGCGCCGAGATGGACAAAGCGACCCGCGGGATCCTCACCGGGACGGGGGCGCTCCACGGATTGGGCCGCTCATTGGCGTTCGCGTCGGGTGGGTTCCTCGCGTTCGAGGGGGTGTCCAGGTTCCTCGAGGACTCCGTCAGCTCCGCCCGCGACGCGGGTGTTGCGCAACGCTCACTCGCGGCGCAGGTGAAAGCAGCCGGGGACTCGTTCACCGGGAACCAGGCCGCGATCACCAAAGCCGAACTGAGCCTGGAGAAGTTCGGGTTCACGTCGGAGGACTCCGCCAAGGCGCTCACCGTGCTCGAGCGCGGCACGGGGAACATCACGAAGGCGATCGGGCTGCAGTCGACCGCCGCGGACCTCGCCCGCGCGAAGAACATCGACCTCGCGTCCGCCGCGAACGTATTGGCGAAAGTGTTCGGCGGCCAGGAGACCGCGTTGCGCCGCGCGGTGCCGGGGCTGGAGAAGAACGCGCACGGATTGGACCTGATCACGCTGGCGCAGCAGCGGCTCGCCGGCCAGGCGAAAGCAGGGACGACGGAGGCCGAACGGTTCCACGCCATCCTGCACGACACCGAGGTGATCATCGGCACCGCCCTGCTGCCGACGCTGAACAAGTTCCTCACCTCGCTCGGCGACTGGTTGCAGAAAATGAACGAGTCGGGCCGGTTGCAGAAGGACGTCAACGAGGTCGTGAAGACGGGGACCGGGATCTTCGAGGGTGTCCTCGCGGTCGTGAAACCCCTCGCTTCGGCGTTCAAGACATTGGGTGACATGGTCGGCGGCACCAAGGACGAGGTAAAGCTGCTCGCCGCCGCGTTCGCGGCGTTCAAGGTCAGCAAGCTGATCGGCGGTCTCGCCACCGTCGGCTCGACCGCCGCAACCTCAGCCGGGGAGGTGACCGCGCTCCGCGGTGCGCTCAGCCGGCTCGCGGGGATCGGGCTGATCACGATCCCGATCGAGATCCTGCTGAACAGGGGCCAGATCGACAAGGCCGTGAGCGGGTTCCTCGACAGTCACGGGCTCGGGTTCCTCGGCGGCACGAACCGCACCACCGCGAACGACCCGAGACTTGCGGGAACGTTCCCCGGCCTGTACCGCCCAGCCGGCGGCGCAGCCGGGCTCGCCGGCCCGTTGGGCGCACCGACCCGGCCGGCGCTCACCGGCCCTGTCGGTGCCCCGAGCGTGAACGTCCCGGGACGTGTCGCCGGCGCCGCGTTCCAGAACCCCGCCCTGTCGGCGGCGCAGGCCCGCGCGATCGGCCTCGCCGGAGACCCGAACAACCTCGCTCTGCTCCGCGCCCAGGCCGCGCACGACCAGGCCGCCCTCGCGTTCGCAGAGAAGCTCCGCGCGTCGGGGCGGATCAGTAACGCGAAGTACGTGGCCGAGGTGACCGCGTACAGCTCTGATCTCCAGCAGACGAACTCGACGGTCGCGAGCATCCTGGAGGCCGCGAGGCAGAAGACCGCCGACGACGCAGCCGCAGCAGCCGAGAAAACGAAGGCCGCTGCGGACGCCGCGAAGCAGCGCGCCGCCCAGGCACAACAGAACCTGTTCGACCGGCTCCAGTTCAAGGTCGACAAGGCCGGCCTCACCGACACGCTAAGCGACGACCTGAAAGCGCTACAGACCTACCAGGCGGTCCTGAAGAACATCATCTCGACCCAGGGCTCCACCCTGGCGCTGCAGCAGCAGCTCCTCGGCGTCGAGACGAACATCAAGTCGGTTCAGGATCAGATCGCGTCGAACCGGCAGCAGCAGATAGACGCGCACAAAGCCGCCGTGAAAGCCGCGCAGGAAGCGGCGAAGCAGGCGGCAGCGGAAGCGAAAGCCGCGAGGGAGGCCGCGGCGCAACGCCGTAAGCAGGCCGCCGAGGCCGCCGCTCAGGCCGCCGCCGCACGGCGCGACAGGATCCAGTTCAGCCAGCTCGGACTCGGCCCCACCGGCGGCGCCCTGGTGCCCGGCGTCGCGAACCTCCAGACCAGGCTCGCCGGGCTCCGCTCCGCCGTCCAGGGCACCTTCCTAGACACCGACAAGACCGGGACGGAGCTCGACCGGATCGGGAACATCCTCGCCGGGAAGTTCGGCAAGGTCAGCCAGGGCGTCCGGTCGGCGATCGACCAGATGTACAAGGACATCCGCGACAAGCTGAAGTCGCACCAGGGCGACCAGACCAAGTTCCGGCATCTCTCCTCGACGGCGTTCGTCGACTCGTTGGGCCTGAACCTGACGGGGGCGCAGCGCCGCGCGATCGAAGCACGGTTCACGACCGTCGGGCGTGGCGGCACCGTCCCGGGCGGGACGTCGCACCAGTTCACCGGTGGCGCCGTGATCCACATCGAGCATTTCCACTCGTCGGCGTCGAACGCGGCCGCGCTCGAGAACGAGCTCACGAAACGCGCGAAGGCGCGGGCGCACACCCGGCGGGGAACCTGAGATGCCGGATCCGACCGGTCGGTTCCTGATCGCGTTCGACGACCCCACCCTGGAACCGTCGCCGGCGTGGACGCGGATCGACAGCCACCCCCACCTCGTCACGTCGTACACGATCGACCGCGGGCGGCAGTACGAGCTCGACCGCACCGACACCGGTAGGGCGACCGTCCAGGTCGCCGACCCGACCGGGATCCTCGACCCCACGAACCCGTTCGGCCCGTTCTGGGACGACACCCTCCACGACACCAAGATCCGACCTTTGCTGCAGGCCACGCTCGGGCGGTGGAACCCGGTCACCGAGACGTGGCACACCCGCTACCGCGGATTCATCGAGGAGATGGACTACGACTTCGACCCGTCGCAGCAGGTGAACCGGTTGACGGTCACGCTCGTCGACATCTTCGAGATCCTGTCGGCGATCGAGATGGTCCCCGGCTCGTTCGGCGACACCCCGCCCGAAGGGTCGGAAGGCCAGATCTTCTTCGACAACGCCCAGATGGGCGACCGGATGAAAGCCGTGCTCGACGACGCCGGGATCCCACCCGCGTTCTACGTGGTGTTCACCGGGAACGTGTGGCTGTTCGAGACCACGTTCAGCCCCGCCGAGTCGGCGATGGACGTGATCCAGCAGGCCGCCGACGCCGAGTTCCCCGGCGTCTCGAACGTGTACACCGACCGGCTCGGCCGGCTCGTCGCGCACGGCCGGCTCGCGAAGTTCGACCCCGCCGGGGTCCTCGCCGGCGACGGGGTCCCCGACGTGTGGGACTGGCACCACTGGCAGGCCGGCGACGGTGAGGCCGTCAACGCAGACCCGGCGAACTGGGCGCAGCTACGCCAGTTCGCGTTCAACCGCGGACTGTCGAAGATCATCAACCAGGCGCTCGCGACCCCGATCAACATCGCCGACGAGGACGTCGCCGCGCAGACCGTCCAGGACACAGACTCTATCGCGCTCTACGGGATCCGCTCCTGGTCCGCGCAGAACCTCTTGACGCAACGCGGGATCCTGCCCGTCGGGACAGGCACCACCGCACTCGAGGAGACCAGGTACTTCGCGACCTACTACGTCGACAACATGGCGACCCCGAAGAACCGCGTCACCACCTGCGGCTTCCGGACGATGGCCCCCTATCAGGTCGGCGCCGCCGAAACGTGGCGGCTCCTTAGCCTCGTCGACATCAGCGACCAGGTCGACATCACCGTCGGCTCCCCCGGCGGCGGCGGGTTCATCCTCGAGCCGTACTACGTCGAAGGGATCCACGAGCAGGTGCAGCCGTTGGGCGAGACCTACGACGACGTCACGCTCACGTTGGATCTGTCCCCGAAGGCGTTCTACGACACCAACCCGTTCCCGTCGTGAGCAAACCCACCAAGCCCGTCATTCATGGCCGCGATCATGAGCACGGCGGCGCCGACCCCGTCCGGATCACCTGGGAATCCACCGGCGGGGCAGGTGCCGGCGGCGCGGTCCTGTTCGACACCTACCCGCAAGACGGCGGCTACCTCGCGTTCGACACCGACGGCGGCGGGATCTTCATCAACAACAACGACACCGGCGACAACAACCCGATCGCGATCCGCAACCAGGACGACGGCGGGATCGAACTGAACGACGAAGGCGACGGCGTCGGGATCAACATCCAGTCCCGCAACTCCGCCCCGATCATCATCCAGCAGACCGGCAGCGGCGACCTGCGGCTCGAGATCGGGAGCGGGAACCTGATCGTGCAGGGTCTCCCGACCAGCGACCCCGGCGTGTCCGGCGCGCTGTGGATCAACTCGGGCGCCCTGATGGTGTCGCCGTGACCACCAGGTTCTCGAAGATCGTGTGGGGGAACGGGTTCACCGTCACGGATGAGGGCGCCGGCGTGATCACCGTCGACGGTTCCGGTGGCGTTGGGCCCGCCGGCCCCGAAGGCCCCGCGGGGCCGGCAGGGCCGACCGGCCCCGCAGGGCCGTCAGGCGGGCCCGCAGGCCCAACAGGCCCGGCGGGTCCCACCGGCCCACCCGGCGCTGACGGCGCGACCGGCCCGGCGGGCGCGAAAGGCGACAAGGGCGACACTGGGGCTGCCGGGGCAACAGGCCCCGCAGGATCTACCGGCGCAACAGGCCCGACCGGCGCGACCGGCGCGACCGGGCCTACAGGCCCCGCAGGCGCGACGGGCGCCACTGGTCCGACCGGCCCCGCGGGCGCGGACGGCACCGTCGCGTTCTACGAACAAACCACCGCACCCGGGGGCGCCCCGCTCGGCGCGATCTGGGTTGACACCGATGGCTGATCCAGGGAGGGGCGTCTAGATGGCGGTCGCGTTCCGTGCCGCCGCCGCGTTCGCGTCGAACAGCTCCGGCAACCCCGTCATCAGCTACCCGGCCGGGGTCGCTTCCGGGGACCTCCTGATCATCCAGTACATGGTCGGCAACTCCGCCACCGTCGCCACGACCCCGTCCGGGTGGACGCTCCTTTATGGCCCCGTCGCGACGTCCGACGGCTCCCAGCCCGCGAGGGCGTACGTGTATTACCGGGTCGCCGGCGGCAGCGAACCAGGGTCGGTCACGTTCGCGCACACCGGCTCGAGCGGGCAGGCGGGCGGGATCATGAGCGCCTACACCGGGGCCGACACGACAACCCCGATCAACGTCTCCACGACCGCGACCACGGAGACGTCGGGGACGACCCAGACGGCGCCGTCGGTGACGACGACGGTCGGGAACACCAGGCTGCTGCACATGTACTGGATCACCGGCAACACCACGACCACCCAGAACGCCGCCGACACCGAACGGTACGACGTCGTTTGGGCGGCCGTGTTCGAGACGTTGGAGGTTGCCGACAAGGCGCAAGCGGCGACCGGCGCGACGGGAACGTCGGCGGCGACCTACGCTGCGGCCGTCACCGGCGGCCTGGCGGCCACGATCGCGGTGGCGCCCGCAGCGGCCGCCACCATCCCGGTCGCGGACTTCACCGGCACCCCCACCAGCGGCACCGAACCGCTGTCGGTCGCGTTCACCGACACCTCGACGAACACTCCGACGTCGTGGGCGTGGACGTTCGGCGACGGCGGCACCAGCACCAGCCAGAACCCTTCGCACACTTACACCACCGCCGGCACCTACACCGTCGCGCTCGTCGCGACGAACAGCGCCGGGTCGAACACTAAAACCCGTACCGGCTACATCACCGTCGCGGACCAGCCCAGGCCGATCCGGATCAACACCAGCCAGGGGTGGGCTGACATCGGTGACGCCACCAGCTTCGTCAGCGGCACCGGCACACCCACAGCAGCGGTCGGTGCGACCGGCGCGATCTACCTCGACGTGACGTCCGGGCTCCGGTACGGCCCCAAAGCAGCCGGCGCGTGGCCCGGCACACCGATCGCGTACCCCGCCTCCACCCCCGCCGACGCCACCACCAGCGCGAAAGGGATCGTGCAGCTCGCCGGCGACCTCACCGGCACCGCCGCCCTGCCGCAGCTGAAGGTCCCCTACGGCACCACCCTCCCCGCGAGCCCTGCGGATGGGCAGGAGGCGATCCTCGTCGACTCGACGACGAACCCGTCGTATCAGTGGCGGTTCCGCTACAACGCCGGCTCGAGCTCGGCGTACAAGTGGGAGTACGTCGGCGGCACCGACGCTCGCCTGACGCAAGGAAGCGGAAACGCCGTCATCAACAGCGGCGGCTACTGGGGAAGCGGGTATTACGGCCTCTACGGGTACACGTACACCTCGGTGCCCCACGCCGGGGACTACCTGTTCCGCGGCGCGATCTCCTTGTACGCGAACGGCGCCACGACAGCGGGCACCTGCGTCGTCATCCCGGCCGCCGCCGGCGCGCTGATCTCGGGCCCCGGTATCCAGGTGACCGTCAGCGGCAACAGCGCGCAGCTCCTCGAGGTCGCGGTCAACTACCTGAGTCCCGGTAATGGCGCCGGGTCGCTCGCCGGCTTCGGTGTTCAGACCCCCGACAACGCGGTGTGGCAATACTGGCAGTGCTGCGTCTCCTACATACCGGTGAGGGTGTCGTGACCGACTGGTGGGAGCAGCCGTACAAGCTCGGCCCCCCCGTACCGGTACCCGGGTTCCCGCGGCCGCTGTACCCCCCCGACAGCGCGGAGGCGGGCCGGGTGCCGTCGGTGAACGGCCCCGACGTCGAAGCGTACAAACGCACCGTCTGGAGGGCGGGACGGTGGCCCGGCCCCGCCAGCAGCTTCGACCGGGCGTACTCCAACGCGTTCGCGCACGGGAAAGGCCCGAACGTCGTCAACACCGGCGTGAGCGGGGTGCAACGCCAGATGGGCATAGATGACACCGGCTGGATCGGCAAAGCAACCTTCGATGTGCTCCGCGCGATCCGTTGCCCCGACGGCCCCCACGCCGGGCAGCTCGCGATGGACGCATACGCGCAATCCCTGCTCGTGGTGGCGTGGGAGCAGTTCGGCGGCACCGAACCACCGCCCGAACCCGAGACGACGCTGCGCTCGCAAGCGCTCGCTCGAGCGGTCACGCAGATCGGGACGAAGGAGTCGCCGCCACACTCGAACCGGACCAAGTACACCGAGTGGTACGGGATGACCGGCCCCTGGTGCGCGATGTTCACGACGTGGGCGTACGAGCAAGCCGGCAACAGCCCGTCGTTCCGAAGGGGTGAGACGTACGCCTACGTCCCCTACGTCGTCTCGGACGCCCGCAACTACCGCAACGGGCTCGCGGTCACTGTCGATCCGCTCCCCGGCGACCTCGTCTGCTTCGACTGGCAGAACGACGGTGTCCACGACCACATCGGGCTGTTCGAGAAATGGGTCGACCGGGGCCGCGGCCGGTTCTCCGCGATCGAAGGGAACACCTCGAGCGACTCGCACGGCGACCAGTCGAACGGCGGCGAGGTGTGCCGCAAAACCCGGACGGTCGGCGGGGTCGTGTTCGCCCGCGTCGCCGAACCCTGATGAAGCGGTCGTCGTCGGACTGGGTCGCGATCATCCTCGCCGGCGGCCTCTCAACCGCCGTCGTCGCGCTCGTGATCGGCGTGATCTGGGCCGCGATCTCTCACGGCAACACCGCCAGCTCGCTGTCGGAGAACGAGTCGGCAGTGCTAACCACGGCGTTCGGCGCGATGGCGGGGATCCTCGGCGCCTGGATCGGCTACCGCGCCGGCAACGGCGGCCACCCCCCCGACGAGCTCGAGGAGTGGCCTGAGCCGTTGCCGAACCCGCACACCGCGCTGCCGAACTGGCCCGACCGCCACGACACCGCCGAAATCCCCCCCAAACCACCGCCGGGGTGACGTGGCTGCTGTTCGTGCTCGCGCTCCTACTCGCGGTCGCGGTCGTCGCGTCGATGCGACGCTAGAGACCGGCCGGGAGGTAGTAGCCGGTGTTGTCGCTGCTGCCGAGGTCGGTGTAGCCGGCGCACCGGATCATCGAGTGCTGCTGCGGGTTGAAGGTGTGGTAAAACGATGCGTCGACCTCGGTGTGCGCAGGGACGCTGATCCCGTGCCCGTAGTTGGAGAGGTAGCTCTCGCTCGAGTTGCCGCCGTCGGAGTAGTCGAACGTCGCCCACGGGTTCACGGTCCCGGCTGCGCTGCCGCTGTTGCGGAGAGTGATCGTGACGTAGATCCGGGCGTCACCGTCGTCCTCGGTGCATGAGTTGTCGCTCGAGGCGCCACGCAGCATCGTTATGTGAGCTGTCTCGACAGGCGCGGCGGCTGTGGTCTCGGCGCTGCTCGAAGTGCTGCTGTGGCTCGCGATCGCGTATGTGCCCGCCGCGACCACGGCAAAGATCACCAGGTACTTCATCGCTAGTACTCCTTTGTCCAGTTCCCCCGGAGGCTTGATCCGCCGGGGTTCACGAAGGAAAGTACCGGGCCGCCGGGCCGCGGTGTATCCCCCATCTGGGGTGACCGGGGCTGGGCTACGGTACGAGGTCGGGTCGGCCGCCGAGCCCTGTCCAGTGCTTGGCGCCGGCCCTCTTATTGCTCTTCGAGGCTTCGGCCGATCTCCCGCCAGTCCTGCACGGTGCGGTACGGCACCCCGATCGCCGCCCCGAGCGCGCGGTCGCTCCACCCGTCCAGGCTCGCCTCGTAGGTCGCGCGGTACAGAGCCTCCTTCGCGGTCTCCTCTTCCCGTCGCGCAGCGGTGAGCTGGTCGTGGAGGGCGCGGACACGGTCGGCGCTCTCCCGGGGCGGGTTGCGGGCCACGCGCTACAGGTTGGCCGAACCCGCCGCCCGCTGCTTGCACGGGCACCCATGCGTTGTTAGTGTCGCCGGTTCGCGGGCAGGCGACATCTGGGGGGGCAGGTTGGCGACTCGTCGTTGCGCAGGCGCGAACGTTTCGGCCGCAAACAGCGACACTTCCGCATGTCCTCGTTTGTCCCCGCTTGTCCCCGGTTGTCTCTCATTGTCCTCTCATGTCCGCGTTTGGCCCCGGACGGGGCCTGGCTCGAGGCGGTAGAACCGGTCGTACTGTGACTCTCCTCTCGACCCGCGACGCCGCGAAGCAGCTCGGTGTCAGCACCAAAACGGTGCTCCGCTACACAAAGAAGGGGCTCCCGTTCTACGACCTCCCCGGCGGGTTGCGGTTCGACCCCGACGAGATCTACGAGTGGATCGAGCAGTACCACCGCCAGAACGGGAACGGCGACAGGAAGACCAGGCGTGTCGAGTAGTACGATGCCTCCTGACAATAAAAAGCCCGGCACCGCTCACACGGCCCGGGCACGGCACAGGAGGGATCAGCTCCCATGCACGGAGGATCTTACGAGAGCGCTGCTCGCGCTCGTCGGGGACGCGCAGATGCGTGACACCCGCCACACCAACGCCCGCTCCTACGCGGACCTCGAGGCGTGGATCGACTACCTCGACCTCGAAGGCAAAAGCACCCGCACGCTGTACATGTACGAACGCTCCGTCGCGCCGCTGCTGCGCCGGCACCCCGGCAAGGACGTCGGCGAGTTCACCGGCGAGGACGTCAACGCCGAGCTCCGCGTCTGCCCCCCCAGGTCGAGGTACATCCCCCGCTCGATCTACAACTGCTTCTTCGAGTGGCTCATCCAGGACGACCGGATCGAGCGCTCACCGATGCGGAAGGTCCCGAAGATGTCAGCGGGCCACCGGAGGCCGAAGGACATCTTCAGCCCGGAGGAGATCGCGATCCTCGAGGCGTTGCCGTCCCCGGACGGCCCTTTGTTCGCGATCCTGTTCGGCACCGGGATCCGCGGCGGCGAAGCACGCCACCTCCGCAGGTCGCATATCGACCTGAACCGCGGCCGCCTCATGGTCTACTCGGGGAAGGGCAACAAGGACCGCCAGATCCCGTTCACCCCGAGCGTCGCGGCCGCGGTCGCCGACCTCGACCTCCTCGAGCGGCTTAACCCGGGCGACTACCTGTGGTACCGCAAGATGTATCCCGTCGGTGACTACCGCCGCCGGCAGGACCCGATCGCCTCCACGACGTTCGCGACCTGGTACGCCCAGAAGCTCGAGCTCGTCGACGTGCGGTATCTGAACCCGCACCAGACCCGCCACACCTACGCGTGGTGGCTCCGGCAGGGCGGGCTCGACCTCGAGGAACGCCAAGCCCTACTGGGGCACGAGTCCCCCGAGACGACCGTGCGGCAGTACGGCCGCGTCGAGTTCGAGGACATCGCCGCCAAGGTTGCGCGGCTGTGAGCGACGAGCCGGAACTCAAGTGGATCGAGGACACGCGCATACTCTCGATAGTGGCGGCGCCGCCCGGGTGGTACTCGCTGACCCGCCGCGACGACGACAACGGCTACGACCCGACAGGCGGGTCAATCCACGACGTCGCCTACGTCGAGCCGATCGCCTTTTTCGCGCTCCTCGAAACCGTCGAACGTCGCTACAAAATCACGAAGGACAAGGACGGCGAGGAGGTTTGGGAGTCGACCGGCGTGACCGACGTGGACAAGGACGGGGGCTTTCCGCACACCTACGTCAAACCGGTCGCGTGGCACTCGGGCGAGGAGGACTTTCCGGGCGCCGACGAGCTCGGCCTCTTGTCTAGTCAGGGGCTCGTCGTCAACCCCATGCATGACCTGAACGCGTCCTGGATCCGCGCCCGGTTCGGTCCCAAAACATGAGTGGCGGTAACCACTGATGGCAACGGTGTCCCCGACCGGTCTGGCGCTATCAGTGGTGCGGCGCCCGGATAAGCGGACAAAGGCGTTTAGTGCCTTTCCGGCAGTTTCGCAGGGAAAGTGCCCGAGCCGTCGCCTAGCGGAACAGTACCGCTGTTCTAGGCTTTACGCCGGAAAACCATATTTCCCTGCAAACGGGTGGATTCTGGCGTAATGGACGTCGACGACGCCGAGGAGTACACGCAGGCGCTCGGCCAGGTCGTCGCCGGGGGCTGGCGACAGATCGCGCTCGGCGAACGGCTCGGTGTGCCCGACGCGCTCGGGATGACGACGCGTGAATGGGTCGACCAGCGGCTCGGAGGTTACATCCGCTTGAGCATTTCGGAGCGTCGCGAGGCTGTGGCTGAACTTACGGGCGGTGAAGAACCGATGACGCAGCGCGACGTCGCTGCTGTGCTCGGGGTTGGCAAAAGCACCATCGCCGACGACGTTGCCCAGAATCGGGCAGCCGACGAGCCAGACACCGCCTCAGACCACGAGGATGAACCTCCTCCTGCCCGGAAATGGGCAGAGCCGTTGGAGGATCGCATAGCGCGGCTCGATGACGATCTTGCCAAGCGCGTTCGCGGTGGCTTGAGCATTGACGAAGCAGAACTGGTCCAAGCTCAGAACGAACAGCGGGTAGACGAATGGGCTGCTCGGATCCGCGCTGGCCTCGACGTTCTAGGCCGCATGGCAGGACACCCGGTCCCCGATGGCATCCATAGGCGTCTAGCGGATCACGAGGCTGACCAACTCACGGCTGTTCTTCATGTTCTCGAACCCTTCAAGGAAGGAGTAGCGGCATGACTGTCGCTTTTGACGACGACGAAGCCCCACGGATGGTTGCTGAGTGGCGCGAGCAGATCGCAGTCCGCCTGAACCGGGATCGTCCGACCCGTTATTCACGAGCGGATGGCTCGTGGATGGAACCCACGATCAGTTGGGCGCGAATGCATCAACCGCTCGACGACGTCGAGGTCGTTCGCCTCGCGGCGCGCACCGCAGTCGTTGATCAGGAGTCGAGGGCAAATCGAAGGGCCAATGGTCTGATCAAGCGGTACGCGGGACAGGGCGTGTTGTTCTGGTCCGACCTCGGCCCGCTCCCCTTCACCCTTGAAGAGCGTTCCGGGTTCCGTGTTCGATTCGACGCGGCGACACCGGACGACTTCGACCAAAAGGCTCAGCTAGTCAGAGAGAGCGCGGACCGCCGCCGTGACGCTGAGTACGTCGTCGCCGATTGGCTCGAAGCCGTCGCCACGGAGGCGCGTGCGGCTGGTTACGAGCGAGTCGCCCAGATTGGCGACAAGGTCGGAGAGGTCGACGAGAACGAACCGTTTGAGGACGACGACGAGGACGCCGACGAGTTCTGAGATGCGGTTATCGGAACAGAACCAGGCTAAACGGCGGTCAGCGTGAGCAGCGGCGAAGCCCTCGACGCTCTGCGTGACGCGCAGCGTGGCTTTGAGCAGATCGCAACGCACACGCCTCACCTTCGGGGCTGCGACGAACCAGACGACCCAGGGTGCGCCCGGTGCATCGCGGACTCCGAAGCCGCTCGCGCCGCCGAAGTCATCGCGTCTCTAGCGGACGTTAACGGGCGTTAACGGCCGTGAACGTTCCCAACGACGAGGCAGATCGAGAGTACGGCGACGGCATGGAATGCACTGTCGAACCGGGCGACGAGATGACCGAGGACGACCTCGACGAGTTCGACCCGGCGGACCCGCCTACCGGATTCGACCGAGCGTTCAAGGCGGGAAGCGTGACCGGCACCTTCCACGACCGCGGCGACGGCTACTGCCAGCACTGCGGCCGCACGATCGGCTGGCACGCCGGCAACCAGTGCTTCCGCCGTGACGCGACGGGGATGCCAGCACCGGTCCCGGTCGACCGGCAGCTCGAGCTGCTAGCGGATTCGAACTGGTGTTACCGGCCGTGAGCGACCAGGAGCGCCCAGCCTCGCTCGGCTGGCACACGATCCCCGGCGAGCTGCTGCTCGCCTCCCTGCACCGGGTCGCACGTGGCGAGGACCCCGACCTGCTTTACGCGGAGCTGTGGGCGAACGCCGAGCACGAACGCCCGTCCGAGGACGACGAATGACGGCGGCGCTGATGTTCATGGTCGGGGTCGCGTTCGGCGCAGCGTTGAACGCCCTCTGGGGCGACGTGCTCGAGCTGTTCGACCTGTACCGCGAGAACCGATGAAAACCACACATAAGAACGCCGCGAGCAGAGCGACTCGCGAGGCCATCAGAAGCTCATGAAAGGAACGGTGGAATCCTCCGTGCAGCCCACCTCATATTCGTCGCGTATCTGCTCACGCTTATCGCCGCCGTCGGCGCGAAGGCCGTCCCGAAGAACTGGCAGGCCGAGGGCTGGTGGATGCGCCAAGCCATGTGCGTACACTCCTACGAAGGCGGCTGGACATCCGAGACCGGTAACGGCTACTCGGGCGGGATGCAGTTCAGCCCCGGGACGTGGCGGTCCGTCGGGGGACAGGGCCGCCCGTCCCAACAACCACCCCGCGAGCAGCTCTACCGCGCCTGGATGGTCTGGGCGCGAGACGGTGGCTCATGGCGCGAATGGCCCACGAGCTCACGGCTGTGCGGGCTGAGATGAGCACGCCCATGGATCCGGTGCCTGCGCCGCTCCCGTCACACATCCCCAGCGGCCAGGCGCCGGGCACCACCCTCGAACACGTCGAAGCCCAGGTCTCGGAGACCCCGACGGTGGTGCTGCCGTTCGTCGGGACGATCGTCGATCTCCGCGAACCAGTCGAGGTCGCCGAAGCGCTCACCCATGTGCGGGAGGTGAAACGCCAACTCGACGAGCTCCGCGCCCTCCTCGAGGGTGTGCTCCGGCTCGAAGCCCAGAAGCAAGGCACGAAGACGCTGCACCTGGGGGCGTTGGACGCGGTGGTCAGCGGCGGCCCGAAGAACGAGTACGACCCGGAGCAGCTGATGGAGTCCCTTCGAGCGGCCGGGATGCCAGAGGAACGGATCGCCGAGGTCGTTGTGCAGACCGTCACCTACAACGTGAAGCTGCTCGTGTTGAAACACGCCGCGGGCGCGAACCCCAACTATGCCGCGGCTGAGGCGGCGGCGCGCGTCGTGGTCGACGCGCCGTACCGCGTCAGCGTGAAAGGAGCGAGATGACCGAGATGGTGCATGTCGACGCGGGGATGCGCGAGTTCGAGCTCGACCAGCGCCGCGCCAAAGCGTATTCCGAGTCGGGCTACTGGCCTGACACCGCGTCGATCGCGAAAGCCCTGGTAAAGATCGAAGCGGGCCGTTCGCTCGGCCTGCCCGCGCTGGTGGCGATGTCGGAGGTCCACGTCATCGAAGGGAAACCGACGCTTGGGGCCGGGGCGCTCGCGAGCCTGGTGCGCACGAGTGGGCGTTACGACTACAAGGTGATGGAGCTCACCGCGGAGCGATGCACGATCCGGTTCTTCGACCGTGGCGCGTTCGCCGGCGACAGCGTCTTCGTGCTCGAGGACGCGAAGAACGCCGGCCTGTTGGGACGGGGGCCGTGGAAGCAGTACCCGCGGAACATGCTGTTCGCCCGTGCGATCTCGAACGGGGTCGCATGGTTCTGCCCCGACGTCGTCTCGGGGCGGGTGTACACCCCGGAGGAGATCGACGCCACAGCCACGGCAGGGGAGCTGCCGGCCGACCTCGTCGATGACGAGATCCCGTTCGGCGACCCCGTCGAGGCGTTGGACGCGGTCGAGGAGTACGAGCTCGTGTCGGAGTATCTGAACGAGAACGACGAGAACGCCGTCGTCGAAGCCCTCCAGGAAAAGCTCGACGCCACACCCGAGTGAGTGGTGGACGGCCGAATCGAGATCCCGAGATGGGAGGAGTTTCAGCACCGTGACGCTGCACGCACATCGCCGATGCCGTGGATCAAGGTGTACACGCGGCTGCTCCACGACGACAATTACCTCACCCTCACCGGGCACCGGCGAGCGGTCCTACACGGCCTCTGGCTCGAGTACGCCACGAGTCGCCGAGAACTGCCTGACAACACGCTCATGATCTCGCGACGACTCGCTCTGAAAGTCACGAGGCGAGACCTTGAAGCGCTCAACCATGCGGGATTCATCCGTATTCATGCCAGCAAGGTTGCTGGCAAACATGCCAGCGTAGAGAGAGAAGCTCTTGCTCTTGATGTTGTTGATTTCCAAGCAGCCGTAGTGCACTACGCCGCTCCTGAGAAATCACGGGCGAACACCAAGATCGGCCGGCTACCCGACGACCTCGTCGAGCAGATCACCGGCCTGAACGGCAGCGACGGCAGCACCCCGGCCGTGATCGCGACGTTCGTTCGCCGCGGGCTACCCGAAGCAGCGTTCCGGAACGCCTTGGAGATCACCCATGAGGCCAGCGAACGCTTGCACGGGAACGAGATCAGCTACTTCGTCGGCACGCTTCGCCAGCTCGAGCAGAACGGCCAGTACCGGTGAACGACCGTGAGTACCGCCTCCGGCAACGCATCGACCAGCTCGCCGACGAGCGCGACAAAGCCCGTGAGCGCGAGCAACGCCAACGCCGCCGCGCCGCAGCGTGGCGCGACCGCGCTTACAAGCTCAAGAAGCAGCTCGAGCTCGCCCGCGCACGCCTCGCACGCCGATGACCGGCAGCCACGCCACCCCAGCGAAGGACATGCCGAAGACGTGTGCGATCTGTGGCCAACGGATCCTCACCTCGAAGCAGGCGTTCCAGCACCACGTCGACCACGTAGCGCATACGAACGAGGCGTGGCATATAGCCTGCAACCCGCAGGTTTCCAGGCCGGGCGGGGGCCGCAGCCCGTGACTCCCCGACGCTGCTTCCGAGCCAGGCGCAGGGGCCGGCCTGGAACAAACCACCACCACACAAGGGAGAACCCATGAGCGACGTAGAGACCACCACCACCACCACGACGACTGACCCGCAGCCCGAGCCCACCACCCCGGACCCCGAGCCCACCGAGCCGGACGACCCCGACGACGAATGACCATCCCCGTCAGCGACATCGCCCGCGTCATCATCGCCGTCGTCCTCGTCATCGCGCTCTTCCACGGTTGGGGGTAGGCGGTTTTTTGTGGTGACACCACCGTGACCCCCGTCCCTTTCCGAGTTTTCCCCCCTTCCGGTGAGTGCGTCCGGGTTGGGGCGAGGCTGGGCGAGCTCGGGTGAGCGTGACCGCGGCGAGGCGTGCTCGGCCGAGTACGTCGGCGCGGGGTTACGACGCCCGGCATAACGCGTTCCGGAAGAAGTGGGAGCCGATCGTCGCCGCTGGGGGCTGCCGGTGCGCGAGGTGCGGCGACGCGATTGGGCCGTTGGAGCCGTGGGACCTCGGTCATGTTGATGGTGACAAGGGCCGGTATTCGGGGCCGGAGCATCGGGCGTGTAACCGGGCGACCGCCGGCCGGTTGTGGTTGCGGGAGCCCAGGGCGACGGTTGTGGAGCGTGTCGGGATCGAGGCTGGGGATCCGCGGTGGCGTGTCCCGTGGTTGCGCGGGTTGCGGACGGTCCCGAGGAACGCGACGTGGCCGAGGTACATGACGGTGCCGCACCCCGCCGCGGCGGGGTCACTTGGGAAGGAGTTCGTGCGGTTCGCCGAGGGCAGGTCGGGCCGGGATTTGCGGTGGTGGCAGAAGCTCGTCGCGGTCAGGTTGCTCGAGGTCGACGACCAGGGCAGGTTGGTGTGGGAGACGTTCGTGTTGACGATGGCGCGGCAGCTCGGGAAGTCGTGGCTGCTCCGCGAGTTGTTGTTGTGGCGTGTGCATCAGGGCGACCGGTTCGGTGAGCCGCAGGACATCCTCCACACCGGGAAGGATTTGGCGGTGTGTAAGGAGGTGCAGCGCCCGGCGCGGTTGTGGGCGAAGCAGCGGAAGGACTTGTACAAGGTTCGTGAGGTGAACGGGCAGGAGGAGATCGAGCTCCTCGCGGACGGGTCACGGTGGATGCTGCGGGCGAAGGAGGCGGTGTACGGGTACGGGGTGTCGGTCGGCGCTGCTGATGAGGCGTGGAAGGTCCGGGCGGCGACGATCGAGGAGGGACTTGCGCCGACGATGGTCGAGCGTGAGCAGCCGCAGATGCTCTTGGTCTCGACGGCCCATCGCCGCGCGACGAGCCTGATGCTCGAGCATCGGAAACTCGCGTTGGCGTCGCTGGAGAGCGGCGACGGCGACCTGCTGGTCGAGTGGTCGGCGCCGAGCAGCGCCGAGCTCGACGACACCCGGTCGTGGCGGATGGCGTCGCCGTACTGGACCGCGAAACGGCAGAAGCTGATCCAGAAACGCTTGGAGCTGGCGCAGTCGGGTGACGCGGACCCCGACCCCGAGGAGCCCGACCCGATCGAGTCGTTCAGAGCGCAGTGGCTGAACCAGTGGCCGTTGTCGGCGTCGCCGGCGTTCGGGGAAGAACTGCTGCCGCCCGGGATGTGGGATAGGCTTCGCGACACGGGGCTCGCACCGACCGACGCGATCTTCGTTGCTGTCGAGGACTACTACGGGAAAGGCGCCGCTGTTGCGACCGCCGCTCTATTGCCGGACGGACGGATCGACGTTGGTGGGTGGCTCCGCGACGACTGGGACACCGCGATCCGCGGCGATGTCGAGTGGCTCGGCGCGAGGTTCCAGATCCGGGAGCTCCTCGTGGGCGCGTCAATGCTGAACAGCGTCCCCGCATCAACGACACCGCAACCGGTGCCGGCGGGGATGCGCGAAACCAGGGTGGGGCTCGCGCTGTTCCGTGACCTCGCCGCCCGGGGAACATTGACGCACGACCCGTTCACGACCGAGCTCGACGGGGCTGTCGCGAACGCCCGCGTCCGTGAGTCGCAGACCGGGCTGACGCTGCCGACAACACTGAACTCGCACCTTGTGAAGGCGGCGGTGTGGGCGGTCAACGCCGCGCACGCACCCGCCCCGGTGGCGGCGGTGTACTGATGGGGCTGTTCTCGAGGTCGGCGCGGCCGCCTGACATCCCGAACTCGAACGACCCCGCCGACGTCCCGCCGGCGACGGTCGGGCCGCCATCGGCGAGACCAGGCGACCCGAACGGCGTGGTCATCACCGGCACCGATGTTGGTTGGTCGCCGCCGTCGATCACGCCGTCGGCGTGGTCGGGGTGGCCGGCGGACTGGAACACGCCGAACTGGTCCGGCGGGATGATGATGCCGACCCCGACCGATACGGCGTGGATGGTGATCGACCGGCAAGCGTCGATCCTGTCGACGATGCCCGCCTACCTGAAAGGCGCCGCACCGTCGACGCCGGTCGGGTGGCTCACCAACCCCGACGCGAACATGTACACGTCGTGGGAGGAGTTCTGCAAGCAGCTGTTCTGGGACTACCAGGCGGTCGGTGAGGCGTTCGTTTTGGCAACGGCGTGGTACGCGACCGGGTGGCCCGCCAGCTTCCACGTCGTGCCGCCGTGGTGGGTGAACATCACGATGGCCGACGGGCTCCGAACCTACGAGATCGGCGGCGACGACGTCACCGGTGAGCTATTGCACATCCGGTACTCGAGCCAGGTCGGGGTCGCGCACGGGATCGGCCCGCTCGAGGCGGGCGGCAACCGCGTCGCCGCGGCGCAAGCGTTGATCTCGTACGCGACGAAGCTCGTCGGCGGCGGCGGGATCCCATCAGGAGTTTTGGAGCACCCGGCGGAGCAGACACCGGCGCAAGCGGCAGCGTTGAAGGCCGACTGGGTCGCGGCGAGGCTCTCGTCGATCGGTGAGCCCGCCGTCCTGTCGGGGGGGATCAAGTGGACACCGACGCAGATCAACCCGAACGACCTCGGCCTCACCACCCTGCTCGACCGTGAGGAAGGCCGGATCGCGCAGCTATTGGGGATGCCGTCCGAGCTCGTCGGGATCCCCACCTCGACGGACCCGATGACGTACAAGAACATGAACATGTGGACGGAGCTGCACTGGCGGCAAGGGTTGGAGCCGAAAGCCGTCAGCGTGATGAAAGCGCTGTCCGGGTGGGCGCTACCCCGCGGCACCTCGGTCGAGCTCGACAGCCGCCGGTACGTCGCACCGATGCCGTTGGAGCAGGCGCAGGTGATCCAGATCTACAGCGGGATCGTCGACCCGGTGACAGGGCAGCCCGCGCTGACCGTCCAGGAGATCCGTGAGCAGCTCGGCGTCACCGACACCACACGATCCGACACGGGAAGCGGGGTGCTGCAATGACTTTGACACTGGTCGAGACCGGTATCGAGACGAGGGCGGCCCTTGTCGCCGAGGTCAACTTCCCGAAACGGCTCGTGACGGTGATCGCGATGCCGTACGAGCAGCCCACCCAGATTCACGAGCGCGGCCGGTCGTTCACCGAGGTCGTCACGCGGGGCGCGTTCGACGGGATCGAGAAACGCGCCCGGAGCAAACTACGGGTGAACCGCGACCACATCTGGGACAAGCTCGTCGGGAAAGTCGTCGGGCTGCACCCGTCCCGGACCGAAGGCCTGGTGACCGAGATCAGGATGTTCGGGACCGATATCGGGGAGCGCACCCTGATCGAGTGCGACGAAGGCGGCCTCGACGCGTCCGCGGGGTTCGCGTTGTTGCGCCGCGACGAGGGCCGCGGCCCGGTCTGGGACGACGCCGAGGTGTGGGAACAGAACCGGTCGGTCCGGCGGCTGAACCGGTTGTGGCTCGACCACGTCGCATTGGTCCCCGACCCCGCCTACCCCGGCGCGGTCGTCGAGTCGGTCAGGAACACCCCAGGGGGCGCGCAGGAGCCGCTGTACGGCGACGCGACCCCGAACCGCGACAAACTCACCGTCGCGGAGCAGAAGGCCGCGGCGGACGCGTTGAACCGCCGCTGGGTTAGCTAGACTCGCGTTCGCACCGAGAGCAGGCTCCTCATCCGTTAGAGACCAAACCGCAGGGCGGGACGGGTGTAGCAGGGGTTAGGCGCTCGAGCAAAGGGATCCCATCCTTCGTTCGCGCAACCCTTGAAAGGAGCCCCCCTGATGGGCGCAACAGACCAGGTTCTCGCCAACTACATGGCGGAGATCGAGGAACGCCAACAGTTCGTCGACGGGATCTTCAAAGCCGCCGACGGCAAAGACCTGTCCGACGAGCAGATGGACCTCGTCAAGGACCAGAAGGCGCAGATGGAGAAGGTGAACGGGAAGATCGAGCCGTTGATCGAGATGCGCCGGATCAGCGGCGACTCCGCCACCCGCGTCGCGGAGATCGCGAAGTACATGAGCAATACCCCGGGGCCGCCGAAAGAGGTCGAGTACCGCTCCGCCGGCGAGTACGCGATCGACATGTGGCAGGCCGGGCTCGGGCAGCCGGAGGCCCGCCACCGGATCGAGACGTACAACCGGGCGGCGTCGCACAACACCACCGCGAACATCGCCGGGCTGTTGCCGACCCCGATCCTCGGGCCGGTCCTGAACTTCATCGACGCTGTTCGTCCCGTCGTGACCGCGCTCGGCCCGAGGCAGCTGCCCGGGACGGGGTTCTCGCGGCCGAAGGTGACGGTTCACACGGCTGTCGCGGCGCAGTCGGCTGAGAAGGCGGAGCTGACGTCGCAGGCGATGAGCATCACGAAGATGACTGTCACCCCCGTTACCCTGGGGGGGTATGTAAACGTGTCGAGGCAGGCGATCGACTGGAGCCAGCCCCAGGTGATGGACATCATCATTCAGGACCTAGCGGCGCAGTACGCGATCCTGTCGGAGGCAACCGCTGTGCAGGCGTTCTACACCGCCGGGACCGCCGCGACGGTCAGCATTCCCGGCACACCGACCGCCGACAACGTCGCCGCCGCGTTCTGGGCCGCGGCGGGGCAGGTGTACACCGCCACGAAGGGCCAGGGCCGCCTGATCGCCGCAGCTTCCCCCGACGTGCTCGGGTCGCTCGGCGGGCTGTTCGCGCCGATCAACCCGCTCAACTCGCAGTCGACAGGGTTCAGCGCTGACACGTTCGGGCAGGGGATGCTCGGCGCGATCGGCGGGATCCCCGTGTACGTCACGTCCGGGTTCGGAGCCACGAAACGGCTGATGATCATGAGCACCGCAGCCGCCGAGGTGTACGAGGACCGGATCGGCTCATTGCAGGTCGTCGAGCCGTCCGTATTGGGCGTCCAGGTCGCGTACGCCGGCTACTTCGCCGACCTCGTCACCGAGCCCGGCGGGATCGTGAAAGTGACGGTCGCATGAGCACCCCCGAGGAAGACACCGGCGGGACGGTATGGGACGCCCCGAACCAGCAGGTCGTCCGGCCTGACGAGTCCGCCCCGTGGGACGAAGGCACCGGCGGCGGCACAGCCGGCCCGAAGAAAACAGCGGCGAAAAGGCCGGACTCGGTCACGAGCGACAAGGTGACCTGAGTGGCGTACGGGACCACGGACGAGCTCCTCCGCCGGCTGAACTACACGACGCCGTCGCCTGACCAGGTCGAGCAGGCCCAGTTGTGCCTCGACGCTGCGGCGGCCGAGATCGACTGGGACCTCGACTACAGCACCGACACGCCGGCGCCGGTCCCGGTGCCGACGCTGGTCCTGGTCGTCAGCTACGGCCGTGCGAGGGAGCTGTGGAACCTCGGGTACGCGACGTTCGGCGCCGCACTGCTCGCGTCGGACATCCTCGCGTACGCAGGGAACGACTCGTGGATGCGGTGGCACCGGATGCTCGACCCGCTCCGCGTCCACGAAGGGATCGCCTAAACCGTGCCGGGGCTCGCAGCGATGATCGCGCAGGTCGCTGCGAGCCTCGACCCGCTCACACTCGCGGTGCCGGGACTGCAGATCACCGCGTTCATGAACGCGGCGCCGACACCACCGTCGATCGACATCTACCCCGCCGACGTGTCCGGGGTCAAGGTCGCGCAGAACGACTGGGACGAGACCGTCACCGTCCGCGCCCGCGTCACCGCCCCGGACGACATCGCCGCGCAGCAGGTGCTGCTCACGCTGATGGAGCTCGCCGGCCCTACCAGCGTGAGCGCGGCCTTGGAGACCGACCCGCGGTTCTTCGTCGACGAGCGGTCCGGCTACCGGCCCTACGGTGACCTGCTCGGGTGCGAATGGACGGTCCGCTGGTGAGGATCCTCTGGTTGAGCAACCCGCCGTGGATCGGGTCCGGGTACGGGCAACAAACCGCGCTGTTCGTGCCCAAGCTTGCCGCGCTTGGGCACGACATCGCGGTCGCGTCGAATTACGGGTTCCACGACGCCCAACTCCACTGGGACGGGATCCGCTGCTACCCCGCCGACGGGGTGTACGGGAACCGCACCCTCCCCGCGTACGCAGAAGACTTCGAGGCTGACCAGGTGATCGCGCTCTGCGACGCGTGGGTGCTCCACCCCGACGAATGGGCCGACGGGCCACCCGTGGCGGTGTGGGCCCCGGTCGACCACACCCCGCTACCCGCGATGGTCCGGGCCCCATTGGCGCACCCCCGTGTGAGGCCGATCGCGATGAGCCGGTTCGGGGAGCGGATGATGCGCGACACGGGCCTCGAGCCGCTGTATGTGCCGCACGGGATCGACACCACCCTGTTCCGGCCCCGCCCGGAGCTCAGAGGCGAGGCCCGCGACAGGCTCGGCGTTCCCCGCGACGCGTTCCTGGCCGGGATGGTCGCCGCGAACGTCGGGAACTCGGACGTCCCCCGGAAAAACTTCCCGAACGTGTTCACCGCGCTCGCACGGTTCATGGCCGCCCACCCTGACGCGTGGTTCTACTGCCACAGCGAAGGGAACCCGCGCCCCGGCGCCGGCGGGACCAACCTGTACGAGCTCGCCGAACGAAGAGGGCTCCCGTCCGACCGGATCCGTATCCCCGCCGACAAGGCGT